GTCCCTGCCCTGAGGTGATGGCGGCCGCCGTAAGCCCGCACACGGGTTTTCAGTGAGCCAGTGCCATTCCTCTACCGCTGTCCTGAAGACGGCGCTCAGCAGATTCAGCTCACGGTTCACGGTCCCCGGGGCTACGTTCGCCAGCCGCCGATCGCGGTAATCCGCGATGTCGCCGCGGCGCACATCCCGGATCGGGATCTCAGCCAAGGGGTCCCGCCCGATCGCAGCCAGCCGCAGTTCTTCCCAGCGCGCGCCTCGCTTGCTCGGCGAGACCGTCCGTGCATACTTGTCGAGAACGTCAGCCACGGTGCCGCCGGCGGAAACGCCCAGCGTGCCGGCCCGAATCTGCGTCTCAATGTCCGCCGCCCAGGCCTTGGCCGCCGTCTTGCTCTCGTACGTTGCGGACCTGTAGACGCCCTGCATTCGGACCTCTGCCCGCCACCCGCCCGCGCGCTTTCTGAATGTGGCCACTCCCCACCCCTGGCGTAATTTTGGCGTAATTGGAAACGGAATACTGGGGAATGCTAGGGAATAACGGGGGAGACTGGAAGGGCTGGGAGCGCATTGAATGCGGGGCTTTCCGAACTTTAGGGAGTAATGGGGAGCATTGGAGAATATGCCTTAGATTCCTCTTTCCGGCACCACTTCCGCCTTCATATTCAAGCACTTACAGAGCATCGGGCGTAAATCAGGCGTAACGGCCCCGGGTTTCGCGCTGCTCTCCGTGTCTTTATACTGTCCGCATGTCCAGCATCTCCCTCACCATCAAACAGCAGTGGGCCGGCTGCCTCGTCGTCCACCCGTGGAGCCGTGCCCAGATCGGCGTGCGGCGCAAAGGCGGCGGTCTGCGGTACGTGCCGTTCGGCGGCCTGCTGCACAAATCCTGGCTCCCCCTGTGGGTCACGCCCGTGGCCCTGGCGGTCACCGACTGGAACTACTCTGACGCCCACCAGTCCGACCAGCGGCACATCATGTCCGGGTTCGTGGTCGGCGCCCTGATTGAGCAGCGGGCCTTCGTCGTGCTCTATGACGGACGCCCGAAAGAGGTCTGAGCGTACGCCACCTGTCCGTTCCGGCCTACAGACAGCCCGGAGCGGCCGCCCTACCCTGGCATTGTCCGCCGTCGGCAGGGAGGCCAGCGACCAGAGGTCAGCGTTACTCGGCGGGCTCCTCCGGCACGATCCTCACCAGCCCCTCCGGCTGCTCCGTGCCGATGATCGCGTTATCGCACCATGCCTGCACGTCAGCCTCTGCGGGCGGCTCCCGGTCATATTCCTCAGCCAGGGCGGTGAGTGCTGCCAGTGCCTGTTCAGGATCGTCTAATGCGGATAGATAGTCCTGCCGAATCAACGTGTTCGCCATGTAATGGGTCGCCGGGGCCTCGCCGGTCGGGCTCAGCGCACACGCTCCGAATGTGCTGGCTCCACCGGTATCGGGGTCGAATACGTGAGCCAGTCGATTAGCCGCATCAACATGCTCGGTGGGTATCGTTAGTATTGCTCGTGTCCAGTTGCTCATGATTCGATCCCCGCTTTAGCGTTGAGATAAGCTGTAACGTTCAGGGCTTCCTGCTCCGTGAACTCACCCTCGCGCACAATCACGCCGTAATTCGTTTCGTCCATAACGAACTCACCGCCGGATAGGTCGACCGGATATGTAATCTCGGTTCCCGTTGATTTAGCGATAGCAACCGTCGCGTTAGTGATGCCGGGGATTGTAGCGACTAGCTGATCGTCGTCACCGTCGAACTCTAGCCAGTGCAATGTGCCGTCAGTGCGGTATGTGGGTTTCGCTGCCGTGGTGTCTTGCACGGCGTGATTACCGGGGAGTTCTCGGACTGAAATATTATCCAACGTATACGAACCGGTACTGGTCGCTCTAAACCAGAGACCCAAACCACCTAATTCTGTCTTAATGTACCCGGTTTTACGGCCTTCTTGCGGAAACGGCAGATAGTTGGGATTAATATAACTCGAGCCTTCGCCATTCCTGACTAATAAACGATAAATGTCTACATCGCCTTCCATATCAAAACTTACCTTCACCCACCCGTCAGCTAGAATAGAGGGCGAATATAGACGTGCAGCCTCACTTGTGTAAGTCAGACGCGCCCTGCCGTCGTCGTAAGTGGCGCCGGAAGTGTCCTCCCACCAGCTTAAGTCATCATCAAACGTACCGTTGACTACTAACTCAGGGCCTAGCTCTAACCCAAGATGTTTGTCTAGGGCCATGCCCGCAGGGTCGCTATCAGCATCTACAGGGTCAGTTCCCGTAGATTCCTCAAAAAGAGTCGCTAGGTCGCTGGGGTCGTACCATGCGCCTTGCTGGCCTTCGGAGAACAGGGTGAGGGGGTCGAACGCCGACGACTGGCGGACAAGCGGGCGCGTGATGGGCCGCGTAATGCCTCGGGTGATCGGTCTCGTCAGCATTTACATCTCCGAGAGATAGACCTGCAAGTCGGCACCGGTGGCGCCGTCCAGGGATGCCGTGACCGTCCAGCCGGCAGCGAGCGAAACCACGGTCGCCGGCGGGGCGCTGGTGAACGTCAGCTCGTCGGTGAGCACGGCCTCACCAGCGGGGTCGGTCAGGGTCAGAGCGAGCGTGCCGCCGCCCAGTGCGGCGTCGGAGTTGACGGAAAGCATGTGGTCGCCGGACTTGCCAACCTTGAACTTGCCGACCGAGGCCGGGGATGCTGCGCTATCGAAAATTTTCATGGTGGTTGCCTCAGATGTTGTAGGTAATCGATACGTGGGCAGGGAAGGTGGTCCTAGCGGTCGCAAAATTGACTATAAAATCGCCGCTCTCCGCCACGGCCACCTCCACATATCCCACGCCCCCCGTGGGGCGCATGGACGCCGGCACCGCTGCGGAGGCCACGCCGACTGTTGTGTTACTGGAGAATTCCGGCAACGCACCTGTTGTCGACAACGTCACCTGATTGCCGATTTTGACGCACGTCAGCGTCCCGGATGCGAAGTCGCCGCCGGTCAACGACAGTGCGACGGGGACGATGGAGTAACTGGGGATAGGCGTTGTCTCGTAGCCGTCTTCTTCCGCGTTCACAACGAGGCCGCGACCGGCGTCTCCGGGCTGAATCGTGGGCAGGTTCAGGCTGGCGGCGGCGGCGGCCGTGGCCTGGGCGTCTTGGCCTGTGGCCACCCGGTCAGCGGAGGTTTGCTGGGCGTTCTGGGTTGCTGTCGTGGCGGCCTGCTGCGCCGCCACAACCAGCGCCTCTAGCTCAGCGACTGCTTCCGAGCCCTTGATCGGTTTGTATTGCTCGCCATCCCAGTAGACATGCACGTCCTCGTCGATCACCAGCATGGGGATCTGAAACGGCTCGATGTAGATCCAGGCGCCTGACAGGTACATGGCCACCTTGTTGCTATGGCCTCCCCATTCGCCGAAGGGGTTGGCCGGCACGATATATCGGTCACCTTCATCGGGATCGACGGGCGGCGTATCGACAGACCGGCTCAGCACCGAGCCTTTGGCAAGGTAGCCAAGCACCACCAGATTGGTGTTCATGCCGCCGGACCAGCCGTCCTCGCGTTCCTGCCAGCCGTAGGTGATGTTCGTTCCGGGTATTTGAATCGCGGGCATGGTGGGTCCTCAGATGTGGATGCCGATCAGGACAGCGTAGTTCTTGGGGCGGGTCTCGTCGGGGTCGGTGTTGACCACGCGAGAGGCATCAAAATCGAATTCGTACCGCTGATCTTCGGTGCTCAGGTCAAAGCCCTGGCCGTTCGAGAGCCCCGTTTCGGAAAATGCCCCCGTGGCCTCTATGCCCTGGGCGTTATAGACGGTGACGGGGCCAAATTTCCCCTCAATGTTCTCAATGGCGTGATCCTGGAACTCGCCGGCATCGCGGTCGCCGGACTGGTCCCAAGCTCGGAAGAACGGCTCGCTGGTGATCAGGTCAGGCATCCGGAACGTGGTTGTTTCGTTGCCGCTGGAATAGCACCCCTTGCGGGAGGACCACTGTGCCTCGGTCACGACCTCACAATGAGCCTGCACCCAGGCCCACAGGCCCGGGTAATCCGCTCGATTGCGCAGCATGCCATCGGGCGCGGTGTATGCCTGAGGCAACGAAATAGCCCCGGGAAACTCGCATTTGGTGCCCGTCAGATCACCCCAGGCCGCGCGGTCCAGCAATTCCGGCCGGTCCTCGAACTCAGTGGCTGCAAGGCCCTTTTGCAGCTGCACCTCACCCGCTGACATGTTGCAGTTGCTCACCACGCCGCAGTCGAACGAGACCACCACCACCACGCCGGTGGACAAGTCGCCCGGACCCTCAATGGGCATCTCCAGCTTGGTTGGCAGATTGTTGGCTACGGAGACCGGAGCGCTGGCGGAAATGGTCACCAGGTCGCCGTCGAAATCGTTCTCCGTGAGCAGCTTGTAGACCGTCAGGTACACGTTCATGGGGCCGCCGGAGTTTTGCAGCACCTTGGCCTGCAGGGTGATGTCCTTGCCGGATATGGCTGCACCGTCGCCAGCAGGCATCCGCCACTGAATCTCGGCCACCGCTTCGCTGCTGGAGGCCGACACATTGAACAGCTCGGCGGAGCTGCCCGTGGTCGGGAATGCATTGTCCAGGTTTCGGCGGAACTGCCCCGCCGTGACGGACGGCACACGGGCCCATACTCCCGACAGTTCCCCCAGGGCCCAATCGGCCTCGATGTCCGCCGGCACCCCGGAGGCAGCCTTGCATGACCCGTTGGTCAGCAGATTCACGGTCCCGGTGGTGTTCAGGTTCTCCACAGCGGATTCCAGCGCCGCCACCCTGGACTCCAGGTTGCTGATGTTGTTCGCCACGCCGCCCCGGGACCACTGGAACGCGCCGTCCGCGTCATACACGCGCAGCTTGTAATCCTGGTTTGGCGTCAGGTCGAAGTCTGGCAGCAAGCCATAAGCATCGGCGTACACCACATTGCCCAGGGAGACCGTCAGGTCTGACCCGGCGGCAAATACGTTCCGAGGCGAATCCGTCTCGTCGTCAAAAAACTCCATCCGGCCCCCGGGCAGCATTTCCCCGCGCTTGTCGCGCAGGTGATAGCTGTTGACCGGGTTGTCGAGGCGTGAGGTCATTTCGGGGTCTCCAGAAACGGAAAAGCCCGCCGGGCGGCGGGCTGTGCTGGTCATATGGTCAGGTGATCAAGTTCACGCTGTGTGGTAGCTTGCTACAAAAACTACAGGATTAAGACATGGATGCCGACTGGTACGGAGCGGGGGCAAAAATCACCTTCTGGCCCGTGTTTCTTGGTACATGGATATATTGCATAGCCACCTACGGATTCCTTCTCGGGGTTGGTCTTGGATGGCTCCCTGCCGCCATTGTTGGCGTTATAGCCGGGCTTTTATGGCCGCTCATCGCTCTGGCGATCGCCGGCATCATTCTGCTGGTGCTGACGAAATAAGGACGGCGGCAATAACTCATTGGGATCTGCCACACTTGAGTGCAAAGCAGGAGACAGAATGGTAAGGCTATTGTTTATCGTCATGCTTTCAGGCCTAATCGGCTGCGCCACAAAATATGAGTCCAGCGCCAGCGTTGCATGGACTCGCGATGACCTGCCGTATTCCGAACAGCAAAGACTCTTCGAGGCCGACCTTGCCATCTGTGAGTCAGAGGGCGTAAAGGTAGCGGCAGGCTCAGGGGGCAACACCGCCATCGCCTATTCATCATACGGCCCCCGAGATCCGGGCGACTTCAGCGAAACATATATGCAGGCGGCGCTCATCAACTCCATGAATGCCCAAACCGCCATGCAAGCCCGCGTCATGCAAACCACCATTCGAGGGTGCATGTATGAGCGCGGCTGGCACCAAATAACGGAACGCCGCACC